GGCCAATGCGCTCAAGTCGAGGTGTACGTTTGTGCTGAACTTGACCTTTCCTTCCTTTGGGGCGACGCTTGACAGGGTTCCGATCTCCTGCACAAACCGGCGAGTGTGGCCGTTGAACGCCTGGCCCAGGATCTGGCTGCTCACGCTCAGATCCGCTGTGTTCGTCGACTGAAGTGTTTCCGTAGGCATTGGCGTTGGTGTGTTCGTGGTCGATTGAGGGAGAAAAAGCAAACATGAAGTGGGTTACAGAATAAAGGGAAAACTTAATTCAAGGGTTAATGGAAATGGCTCGCAGAAGCAAAACAAAGGAAATTCGTTAATTTATCAATTTAGAGCTGCTTCCTGATGGAAGCAGCGAAGGCGTTAGCCTTCCTAGCTTTCTTCGCGCTCCTCCTTCCCATCTCCTGGATCTCCTCCTCGCTTGCCTCCTTGACGGTGGCCAAGATCTGCTCCAGGTTCTCGCGCTTGGAACCAAAGAGCCGACTGGCCCAGTCGTAGTTCTCGTGGTAGTACCGGATCAGCCATCCGAAAGCCTCCAAGTCGTCCCAGCTCGCGTAGTCGATCAAGGCGTCTCCCATCTCGTACCCTGTGAGGGCCTCTGTGGCATAGTTCAGGTCAACATTGGCGGCGTCGCCCTTGTCAACGTGCCACAGAGTCTTCAGCGCTAGCAACGTTGGATCTCGGTAAGCGCCTCGGGCGGTGAGGTAGTAGCCGCAAAAGCTGGGTCTCTGGGTGTGCTCAACCTTTGCGATCAGCAGGAACTTGCGTCGCACACGCAGCCAGGCCACGGTGGGCTCGAGTACCGCATTTGCGCTCATGTCGTCGCCACCAAACGTGATTGGTAGGTCGCGTGGTGGTGCGTACATCAGGGCGGTGACCGCGATGTTGTAGTAGGTGTTGAAGTCGAAAGTGCCTGGCTCACCCGTGTCGCGGCCTAGAGCCTTTGGTCCGATCACGCTCGACACAACATTGGTCTTCCACCAGCTGTAAAGGTCGGGAAGGCTGGCATGGTGGGCCTGGTACTCGTCAAACAATGAGACCCAGGCGCTGGAGAGCCCGAAGTGCCTCATCAGCTGCAGCTCCAAGCCGAGCGAGTCGCCGGTCTGCGATGCGTCAAAGGCCGTGAAGTCGCTCTCGGTGCTCGGCTGGTCCTTCCAGTGCTTGCGCGCCCAACGGTCCAAGTGGCGCGCACTCTTCTCGCAGTTGCAGTAAACGTTCTCTGGCAGGCGGTGCATGACCTTCCGCCTGAGGTAGCGAACCATCGGGCCGAACAGTACGACCGCTGCGTCCGCGCAAGTGCCTATTGTCTGGCCTGGTTTGCCGTCGCTGCCGGGGTTCTTGCCTTTCAGCTGGGACTTGATGAAGTGGTCAACGAAGTTGAGTTTCCAGTCGGGGTCGCTCCGCTTGACATTGTTCTCTAGCACGGCTACCGTCTTGGACGTTAGCTTCTTGAACTCGTTCTCGTGGATGCACTCCTCAAACAGCGTCTGGTCGAAGGGTTCGTCGTCCGGCAACTGGAGGTAGTCGTGCAGTGAGGTGAAGAGCAACAACGCCGCCCACTCCTTGGTTGTCTGGTCCAGTCTGTTCTGCTCGGGGCTGGCTCTGGTTAGTCGGGCTGCAACGGTCCTGCGAAACAGCACGGAGTCGCGAGCCTTCTGGTGAGGGAAGAACTCGCAACTCGGTACGTCCCACTGGCTCGGGCGCTCGAGGAACAGCTCGCTCATTCCGGTGTCATCCACAAGCTCGCGAGCCTCGCGCACCTTCAGGTCTGGCATGGCGGCGCTTATGATGCTGGACGGGGTTCCCTGCGGTAGGTGTGTTCGCTCCGTGTCGATTGTCAGCTCACAGTCCGTTGGCTGCACCACGGTGGGGGCCTCCAAGGGAGTGTGGCTCAGCAGTGCTCTCAGGGGGCCTGGTGCTCGCTCCAAGAACTGTCCGCTCGCTCGGGTCACACGGCGCTCGGCGCGTCTGGTTCGTGCATTCGTGCTCGTTCCCGAGGCTCGCTTGGGCGCGGATCTGGCGGCCCGCGTGGCAGCGATCTCGGCATTGGTCTTTCGGATAATGGTGAAGTCTCGCAAGTCTCGCGCGAACAGAGTCAAGAAGTCGACCGGGGGTCCCTGGCCTAGCACGGCGAGCACGTCCGGGCGCGTCTGCAGCAGTTGCAAGTACCCGGGCGTTATGGTCTGCACAAAAATCAACCCCTCCGAAGCTCGTGAGCAGGCGCTGTAGAAGTCACCGGGCGTTTGCATCTGCAGCATGGTGACCGTCAGGTGTATCTGCACGATTGGCTCTGTTCCTCCCTGGGCTCCTCCAACGTTCCTAGCGCGGTGTCCCATCTCGTTCGCCACCTGTGTGGCTCCGTTGGTTGACGAAATGACGGGGTACCGGGGGTCGAGGTTCGGTCGGGTCTTTATCCAGCCCTCGTTCGGATTAGTGCATGGGATGCCGTATCGTCGCGCCAAGAGCTGGAAGGAGCGGTGTGTCCAGAAGCAGTACGGGGTCCTGGCCTTCTTGAAAACACGGCGCGCCTCATTCTCCTGCTCATTCAGAGCTGTGTCGGCTGTCGGGTTGTTGAACTTGCTCTGGACGGTGTCACCCAAGGCTACGACGTGTTCGATATGTGGTCGTATTGCCAGAAGCAGGTCCAGGTATCCAGGCGGCAGCAAACCAAGCTCATCAATGATCAGGACCCTGGCGCTGCGCGCCAGAGCCAGCTCCATCGTGCAAAGCATGTACTGTCCCTTTGTCATCTTGATGGTGTCTGCCCAGTCTTGTCTGATTAGCACGCGGGCTACGCTGAGCATCCACACGCCCTTGCCCTCAAACTGTTTGCTGTTGGCGAGGAAATGCTTGATGGGGTCGCTCTTGCCGCACCCAGCAGCCCCGC